AGGTTTGCACGGTGTGCTATCGGGTGTTTCAGGGCTACAAATCAGGCGCCTATTGTTGCATGGATTGCCGGGCTGTCGGCTACAATCGCAAGCGTCAACAGCGTGCAGTTAAACTTAAAAACAGGAAATGGATAAGGAAATGACCGACACAACCAGCCACTGGCAACCGATAGCCACTGCGCCACGTGATCGTAAAATACGGTTGAGAGCCATTTACGATTACGCCGGAGAACCGTTGATATGCAACGGCATCGGCCAATTTGATGATGTTCTCCAAAAGTGGAGCGGCAGCCCAACAGAATGGATGGATTTAGAGCGATGAGCATCCTCGACGAATTCGACCCACACGTGACCAGCACCAGCACGGCTGACATTCGCAAGCGGCGGCGGGAGAAGAACATCAAGGCCAACGCTATGAAAAACCCCGGCAAATACACTGTCCGCGATGATAAAGGGCTTGTGATAGCGTTCGGGACGGCGAGGCAGTGTATTGAGCGGTTGCGCTACCAAATTGTGAAAGAGGTCAGGAAAACTAAAAGCTGTTTTGTTTGCAAGAAAAGCTTTGACGTAAAGGGCAATGTCAAAACCTGCTCACCGGAATGCCGTAAAGAGATGCGGCGGCAGCTACGGAAGTTTGAACACAACAAACGAAAAAACGAGGCAAACCTTGAGCGATACCACCGCACCAAGGAAGCCACCAGGGAGGCTCGCAATGAAAAACAGCGAGCCAGACGCCAAGCCATGAAGGAGGCTAAAGCAAATGAAATTCAACCGACAAAAACACCTTGATGAGACACGGGCAACCCGGATTGATAAAAATGGGCACAATCGCCGTTTGGATCAAAAGATGTATGAATATGAAAGGGAAAAACGCAGCGGCGACATTTTTCGACGATTCCCGGAATTGGACACAGAACCTAAAATAATCACGTCAGAAACACCGGACTATAAATTGGTTTACGACACTGGAAAGCGTGATGATAGCTTGAATTATCGGTATAGCATTGTTGTTGATGATGTAGGCAGACGTTCGCGTGTGAGCCATGAAGATTTAATCTGGCCTCAGGATGATGACATTAAAAACGGCAAGGAATTGTTTGTTTGCAAATATGACTTTAGGTTCGGCGTTGGATTTGTTGACTTTTACAAAAAGCGGCAAGAACTTGATGCTTCACGCCTTTTTTCGATTGTGGCCATATTGCTTTTCATAGCGGGGCATATTTTTCTGGCGATTGTAACGGGAGGGTGAAGGACATGACACAGTTTAAGATCGGCGACAAGGTGGCAACGTCCAGCACGATCGGCCTGGAAGACACAAAAACCATTACGGGCGAAACCATTTATCTTTTTTACACAAGTGATGGATTGGCATTTACAAAGCAATTTCCACACTACGAGGTTGACGCATCCAGATGCGTTGTTTTAGCAAGGGAGGCAGGCAATGATTTTTAAGATTGGGGACAAGGTTGCGATCAGCCAGAACAGCCGTTGGGCTGCCCCAAAGCCTTACCTGATCCTTGAGATTACAGGAGAAACTAAAACACAATGGCGTCTTGAGGACGGCACCAGAATTACCAAGGATCGGTTAAAAATTGTTGGAACAGATTACACCTATGCCCAATCTGTGACAGACAAGATTTTGTCATACAACGAAGGGATAAAAGCAAAACGGCAAATGTCTTTTTTGAAAGACCACATTATCAAGGCGCTTGATGGCGTTAAGACGCCAGACCAGATGAAAACAATCCACGCCGCCATCGTTCAGGCGTTGGCGAATACGACAGAAAAGGAATCAACACCATGACCAGCGATCTATACGCCCTTGAGGTGACGCCAGACACGGTTGACGGGGGATTTACCATCACCTGTCCGTCGATGCCTGGTTATTCCGCCCATATTAAAAATCTTGATAACGTTATTCATTACGGACGGCAGATGATTTATTCTCGCATTGTCTATCTATTATCCCGCAAGCTACCAATCCCCCTCCCGGTGGCCACAGATGACGCGGCATACCTTGTTGACATACCAGCAGAACAGGCCGCCGAGATTGCGGCTTATAACGCCAGCTTGCCATAAGCAGCCCCCCCCACCAACCCCTACCACCCCGGCACTGGAGACAGGCCGGGTTTTTTTATTTCCAAAGGGGTCGAATTCGACTGGTTTAGAATTTGGCCACCAGTCAACCTTCCTGATTTTTCCGCAAGCCGCGCATACGGTCAGCCATTGCCTGTTTCTGCTCATCAGACAATTCGCGTTTGCGGAGGGGATTTTTATTCATACGATACGGCCAAAGGTCACACTTAATCGCAGTGCAGCGGCGAACCTCAGCCTGATTTTGTCCGCAACAGTCCAAACACTTCGCCCGGATCACATCCAGCAAGGGACGGTCAAAGTGGCCATTGGCGTTTAACTCTTCAACCGTCATCGTTCTGGGGTCGCGCCCTACCAGCAAGCCCTCTTCTGATTGTTCGGTTGCTGTTTTCAGTGATTGGCTCTTCATGTTATTCTTTCCTTGTTTTGCTGATTCTTCATGTAAAATGAGGCAAGAATGACGCTGATGTCAACTTCTTTTTTCAATAGATTCCTAGCGTGTTTTTTCTTGGCCGAAACACCAAGCCTTCGGTGATGTCAAAAACGCCCCCAATCTAATTTTTTCACGGCAAGAATACGGCTGAAAAAGCGGCAAGGGCATCTTTAGGGTCGGCAGGTGTTTCCATTTTGGAAATAACCAGCCTGAAACCATATTGCCAACGTCGGCAATATGGTCTGGATACACTCAATATACTGATTACGCACTTGTTACGCAGTGATTATGCACCCTAACTTATTGATAAACAATCTCGTTACTCATTACGCAGCTATAGAGATATAATAATAATATATAAAAGAACAAACCAACAACATGCTAAGCATTTAGATACACTTAGCTATAGTAGTATACTATAGAATAGGAAAATCATTTGGAAAATCCAAATATATAATTTGGAGTGATTTCCATTAAGCCCTTTTTAGGGGTGCCTCTAGAGGCTCTGTTCTCGTTTTCTCTCAATTCTGCGCTTTTGGTGCGTAATGAGTAACGAGACTATATTTCAATAGCTTAGGCTGCGTAACAAGTGCGTAACAAGTGCGTAATCAGCTAAGTTATTGCGTAATTAGTTCTGGTAAGAAAGTAAGTCGTTTTACACACAGCCCTACCAGAGCCATCATTGTAATCCTTAACCGTTTTTGTGACAACATCTTTATCAACCAGCCTTGCCAGAACAGACAAAACCTTCTCGCGGTCGCCACCAACGCCGTTTTTACCGCGTTTTTTGCATCGGTTTACGATAACTCCCTCACCCTCCCCTTCCTCACTGTCAACAATCGACATGATCTTTAGGGCCAATGCCTTGTCAGGGTCGTCCTCGCTGTGGTCGTTACTGGACACCAGCCGTGCTTTCTGGTCAATATCGTTTTTGACCAAAGCAAACGCCCACCGGACATGCTCGAGCGTTCGCACACCATCAGGGGCGGCAAGAATAAACGACACCTTAGCAACCAACTCATAAGCCCCCAGTGCGAGGGCTTCAAGCCCGGTTGTTGCCTTGAACTCAAGGGCCATGTCCTCAAAGTGCGTGACGCACTCTCTAAGCATTGTTTCCGCCTCGGCGGTAGTGTCAACAACACTGATTGGAATCGTCGCGTCGCGCTCGATCCTATCGCGTTTGGCTGTGGACATCGTGCCGCCTAACGCCAGCATCTCAAGGCGCAATGCCGTATGCTCATCAAGCGATGGCGGGTTAAAACCCATCACAGCACGCGGAACGGTTTCACGCTCATTGAAAATCAGTGCTCGGCCAATAAACCCATTTGTTGCCGCCTGAAAATCAACAACATCATCAAAGGTCACTGGCGTGGTAAACCCAACCATGCTTAAAAACGGGTTCACTAAGCCATCATTCAATTCGTTAATCTGCCTTTCCACGCGGTCGATAATCTTTTGAACACGCGGGTGGTCACTAGCTGGTATTTCATCAAGCTGGCGAACAAGGTGCCTGTGCTCTTTCATTAAGGCGGCGCGTAATTCTTCTTTCATATCGCCCGTCAACAGCATAGTGCCGTTTGCCTTAGAGTAAGCCGCCATTAACGCGCCGATAACACCCTCAAGATAAGCCGCGCCGCCGCGTGTTTGAGCGTTTTTGATTTTCTGTAAAAAAATGCCGATTTCATCAATGATGTAATAGGCCGATTGGTGGCGCGTAAGGTTCCGTAAAATTTCCTGCTCCGACTTAATGGAGCCATGCACCGCCGGATGGATACCAGCCGCTTTGTGCAGCTTTCCCATTGCTTGCTGGATGGCCTCTTTACCTGTTCTTGCCCCTGCCACACAAAACGCAAACAGGTTGCTTGTAACATCGTCCACAGCATCAATATGATGCAGGCCGATGATATTCCCAATCGTCACAAGGGATGCGGCAACAGCCAGCGTTTCACGGGGGCGGCGGCATTGGCTGTTGATCCAACGGCATATTACACCCGTAAAGCCCGGAGGGCGCAACAGGTCAATCTGGCGCACGTCAAACGCGTCATCGGTAAACAGCCCGTCTGGAATGACAAACTCAACAGCAGCCGACCACCCGGCACTTGTGGCGATGTGGTGCAGTGTGCCATACATGGCAGGATTGCTGGACTTGCCGAACGATTGCCAATGACTGGATAGTGTGGAATGGCCGGGGTATTTTTTGCCGTTGCGCGACCATTTATCCCAAATATCAAGACCAGCGCCACTACTGACATGATGCAGAGACATGCCGACCTTGATCCACGTGTCATACCCGCAATCAGGATCGATAAACGACAACATCTCAACCAATTGCGCGTCAGTAACATCAACAGCATGGCCGTTGTGGGTAACGCGCTTGACTTCTGGTTTTAACAATGCCGGTACAAGCCGCTCTGGCGCGTCGTCAATATCCTGTATAGAGCCAGATAATACCGTGTAAGGATTGCCGCTTTTGTGCATCGAGCCGGGGCCAACAACGTAACCGGTGGTCTTAAAATCAATGCCGGGGTATTTCTCTATATGTTGGACATAAGCGCCATCTGGCATCTTAAAATACAGGTGTCGCGAGCCGTTACCGCTACCAGTGTTGACGATCAAGCCGCAGCCTGAAATTTCCGGGAAGTCCTCCATTAAACGAGCGTATGATGCAATACCGCCGTTGCGATAATCAACATCAATGACCAGCAGCCCCTTGACCAAGAGGCCATAACCTGTTTTGAACGCGCCAGCCTCGACCATGTTTTCGTATTGTTCATCTGACCACACTTGACCATGTTGCCAGCCATACGCCCATGGATGTTTACCCGCCATGGTGCAATCTGGATTATCACAGGTGCATCGCCCGTCCCTGATGGCGTGTAAACCAAAGACGCAATAACCCTCTTCCCACCAGATGTCCTGCATGGTGACTAAGCCTTAAAATATTTTGACAGCACAGCGATTGTTCGGGGCGATGGCAGATAATCAACCTCGCCTTTTTTGTAATTGCGCACCCGGTTTAAGGTGCTGTATGTTAGGCCGGTGTCCTTGACTACATCGACAATTTTGTAATCTCTTGAGTTAAGGATTGCCGCAATTCGCAGCACCTCCTTGTAATAATCAGACATATTTATAGCCCCTTTTCATGTGTTATCCATCGTCACGATCACACACAAAAAAAATCACGTCAAGATAAAATTGTTTATTGACGCTTAATTTTAATTGTGAAAAGGTGTATCTGTGATTAAACAACGGAGGATAAACAAGCAATGATAGACTATTTCAAACCGGGCAGACCAACGGATAAGCCCGTTGTGATGACCATTGTCGGGGATATGGGGACGGGCAAAACCAGCCTTGCCGCATTGTCGCCCAACCCCATCTTTATACAAGCCGAGGAAGGCTTGCGGTCATTGACCGCGCAGGGCGTGGACGTTGCCACAATGCCGTCCTTGCCGTCTGATCCTGTTGAAGCCTATGAAGTGTTAATAGGTCAATTGCGCTGGCTGTATGCAAAGCCGCATGACTTTAAGACAGTGGTTATTGATAGCATCACCGCACTTGAGCGTATTTTTGTTGAATACGTCCTTGAAACCGATTCAAAAAAATTTGAAAGCGGCCCAAAGGAAAAACGTGTCTTTGACCGCGAGCGAGTTTTGAAAACAATCGGCAACGCCATTGGTGGTTATGGCAACGGGTATCAAGCCGTCGCTGGAATGCACAACACCATTCGTCAAAACTGCGAGTATTTACGAAATAAGCGCGGAATGAATGTTGTCTTTATATCCCATGCCACGATTGAGCAAATCAGGCCCCCAGATGAAGAGCCGTTTAACCGCTACACCTTGCGAATGAATGAAAAATGCGCCCCGCACTACACTGACAATGTGGACGTGGTAGCGTTTCTGCGGCTTTCTTCCCATACCTTGACCGAGAAAGATCATACTGGGAAAGAGAAAAAAGTTAAAAAAGACGGGCGAGGCCGTGAAGTGATTTGTTATTCAAATGTCTTTAGCCAAGCAAAGAACCGCTACGGGATTGACGAACCCCTAGAATATGAGAAGGGGATCAACCCCCTTGCTCAATATATCCCAGAGCTGCGTTTAGATAACGTGGACTATGCACAAACTGAAACAACTGAAACAACCACAGAGGTATCAAACGATGAGTGATTTTTTAGACAGCCTGTTATCAGATTATAAAGCCGAGGATTACCTTGAAGGGTATGCACAGGCCCCAGGTCAAGCACCGTTTATCCCGGACAATACTTTTGTTGAAGTGCTGGTCACTGGCGCGGAATACAACGAAGAGGGTAAGTCTGTAAAATACAGCTTTGCCGCCGTGAAACCGCAACAATTCAGCGGGATTGTGGTTCGTGCTAATTTACCTTTGGATTCATCGGCACATGCACGACCAAGCTATGAGCCAGATCAAACTAAATGGGAAAAGAAGGTTGTTAATTCGCGCAAAAAATTCTTTGCTGTTGATGCCGCGCTTGGTTCAAAGGTCACGCTGGCTTTGCAGGGTGGTAAGCCGTTGACGGCCAGCCTAGTCAGCAACGCTCATACCAATAAGAAGCTAATCATTCTTGTCGGTGTTTATGAGGATGACCGCAAGATCAGCCGCAATTATTTAAACGGCACCGGCATAAAGGGCAGCGTTGTTGAATCAACAGCGGCAACACCTTCAGCCGCACGCCCACCGGCACCAGTAGCGCAAGCCCCCCGCCCCGCCGCCGTTGAGGTGACACAGGGCGTTGATACGGATGACGAAATCCCATTCTAAGCAAACACAGGGGCGGCAATACAAGCGCCGCCCCCTTTCTTTATACAATCTGGGAGAGGATAAACGCATGATCCAAGGGTCAGACGAATGGAAAGCCTTGCGCGTGGGGCGGGTGACAGCAAGCCGCATTGGTTCAATCATGGGATGGTCGCCATACCAAACCCGCGCCGATGTATTGCGGGAAATGGTGCGGCAACACTTTGGGGCTGAGCCTGAATTTACCGGCAATATCGCCACCGAATACGGGCAGAAGCACGAGCCACTAGCACGCCACGCCTATGAGATTGAAACCGGCAATAAAGTGCGGGAAACGGTGTTTTTCCACACCGACCAATTCGGGGCATCGCCTGATGGGTTAATTGGGGATTTTGGCATTTTGGAGATAAAATGTCCGTTCTCTAAACGCAAGGACGGAACCCCCATATTTACACCAATTTGTGATGATAGCCTTTTACACTACAGGGCACAGGTTCAATGGAATCTGTATATGGCTGACCGTCAATGGTGTGATTTTTACCAGTGGGCGCCGAACGGCTCGCGGCTCGACCGTGTTGAGCGCAAAGAAGAAATGATAGCCCTGTTATGGCGCACAGCATGTGAATTTCATGCGGAATATCAAGCAGCCCTACTCAATCCAGGCGAACACCTTGAAGAAAAACGCCGGGTGATCGACACGCCCACGGCGCAAAAGATGGTGACGGAATGGGATGAACTGCGCGATCAGATCGACCAACTGGAAGAGCGTAAGAAAGCACTTCTGGAGGACTTTATCTCACTGGCCAAGGGCGGCAACGCCATCATCGCAGGGAGACGATTAACACAGGTTGAATCCAAGGGGGCAATATCATACGCCAAAGCCATTAAGGAACTGTTGCCTGATGCCGACCTGTCGCCATATCAAGGCAAGCCGTCCGTAAGCTGGCGGTTTACATGACGCTGCGGCCATACCAACAGGAAGCGGTTGACGCTGTGATGCATCATGTTATGGCGTCAACCGCGCCTTGCATCCTTGAGGCGGCAACGGGGGCGGGAAAATCACATATCATCGCGGAAATATCAAAGCTGATACACCAGCGCAGCGGCAAGCGGATATTGAACCTTGCGCCGTCTGGCATTCTTGTGGAGCAGAACTATAAAAAATATCTGGCAACTGGCAATTACGCCTCGATGTTTTCCGCCAGCGTGGGGCAAAAATCCACAAAGCATCCGGTTGTTTTTGGCACGCCCGGGACGGTGAAAAACAGGATCAGCAGATTTCAAAACGATGTGGCGGCCATCATCATTGATGAAGCGCATGGCTTGACGCCAACCGTTCTTTCGATTGTTGATGCAATTCAAAGCACAAACCGCAACGTGCGCGTGATCGGGCTATCAGCAACGCCATACCGCATGAATGAGGGCTTTATCTATGAGATAGGGCCAGACAATCGCGCTGTTGATAAAGAACAACGACTGGATCATACATTCTTCAAAAAGTGCGTTTATCAGATACGCGCCCGAACCCTGATTGATATGGGGTATCTAACACAACCGGTCATTGGCTCAATTGGGGCAGAGCATTACCAGACGCTTGGCATGACCTTAAACAACGCCGGGAATTTCAGTCAGGACGACATCGACCGCGCCTATCATGGTCATGGCCGCAAAACCGCTGCAATCGTTATGGATGTGGTTGAGAAAAGCAGGGATCGGCGGGGGGTAATTATCTTTGCCGCCACTGTCGCGCACGCGCACGAGGTTTTAGCATCCCTGCCGTCGTCTATATCGCGGATTATGACATCAAAGGACACTGACCAGAAGCAATGTAAGGTGATTGTCGATGCTTTCAAGCGGCAGGAGGTTAAGTATCTGGTGAACGTTGGAAAGCTAACCACCGGTTTTGACGCGCCGCATGTGGACGTTGTGGCCCTGCTACGGGCAACGGAAAGCGTTGGGCTGTTACAGCAGATTATCGGGCGGGGGTTAAGGTTGTTTGACGGCAAAGATGACTGCCTAATTCTGGACTATGCCGAAAACCTAGAGCGTCACTGCCCTGATGGCGATATATTCGCACCAATCATCACAGCAAAGAGAAAAAAAGAAGGCGGCGGAAAAATTGATTGCCTGTGTCTTGAATGCGGCGGGGTAAACACATTCACGGGCCGCCCCAATGAAGGCGGATATGAGATTGACCCATACGGGTATTTCACCGACCTTGATGGAACGCGGATACCATCGGACTATGGCGACGTCCCAGCGCATTACGGGCGGCGCTGTATGTCTTATACGATGGTTCGCGGTGCTTTCGTTCAGTGCAATTACTGGTGGACTTTTAAGAAGTGTCCACACTGTGAGCATAAAAACGACATTTCAGCGCGGTATTGCGCGGAGTGTAAGGGCGAGATTGTCGATCCAAACGAAAAGTTGAGGATTGAATATAAAGCCCTAAAACGCGACCCGACACGGATGCAGTGCGACCAGGTGCTAGATTGGATGGTCACAGAAGGTATTAGCAAAAACGGCAATGAGACATATCGCATTGATATTATCACGCCGCACCGGTACTTTCCAATCTGGGTGATGAAAGACCCCGGCGATATTTATAAGGCAGAAAAGAAACTGGAGATGGTCAAGCCCTATCTGTTTGGCGATAAGCCGGAGACGGTGACTTACAAGAAAGAAACCACCAACCAATTCTATAACATTTACGCCTTAAACCAGCCAATAGATGAGGAGCCAGAGGCATGAAGTTTCCAGCAGGGATACCGGTTTATGGTGATGTGAAGTTTCGGGGAAAATGCCCACGTGAAACGGTTGAGATGGTGACGTTCTTTAATCGGTTGCGGAACACGATGCCGCACCTTTCCTTGCTGTCTTTCCATGTGGACAATGAACGGGCTAGGACATGGCAACAGGCCGCGTTTGATAAGGCCGAGGGCATGACCACCGGCATTGCTGACATTATCATCCTTGGCCGCATTCCGTTCGTGTGCGAGATGAAACGCCGCGACCATACGCAATCGAAACTTTCATCCGAGCAAGCAGCCACCCTATTGGCCGCCAAAGATGCCGGGTGCTTTGCGTGTATTGCTTTGGGTGTTGATGCCACCATGCAAGCCGTCGAGGCATGGCAAAAAATAATCATTGACGGTAAATTTTAACCGTGGTTTGATAACAAACAGGAACACAAACGAGGGAAAACCAAATGACACAAAGCGCAGAGCTAACCATCATCACAGCCAATGACGTGCAACTGCCTGTCACGGCTCAATCACTGTTCGTTGACGGTGGACTTGATAACATTCTGGCCCGGATCAAAGAGGATGCCTTGAGCATTCTAACTGACCCGACAACAGAAAAAGGCCGGAAAGAAATTATCTCAACGGCCTATAAAGTGGCACGGTCAAAGACCGCCATTGACAAAGCAGGGAAAGATTTAACCGAGCAGTGGCGCGTTCAAACAAACGAAGTCAATGCAGCCCGCAAAAAGGCAAATACGTTTCTTGACGAATTGCAAGATCAAATCCGCCAGCCCGTTACCGAATACGAAAATCGGGAAAGAGCGCGGGTGAGAGAGCGTGAGGACGTCATCGAAGAAATTCGCTTACTGGCACAACTTTCCGGCCCGATGGAACCAGCCGAATATCAAGCGCGGATTGACCGGATTGAGGTTATCAGCGCATCTCTGGATTTCATGGAATTTACGACCAAAATGCAGACTATGAAAGACGGTGCGATTGCGCTATTGACCGCACAAAAGGCTGATCGTGAACAGGCCATTGCAGACAAGGCCCGTCTGGAAGAACTGGAGCGCATAAACGCGGATCGGATACAGGCCGAGCGTGAAGCCAAGATTGCAGAAGATGCAGCCAAGGCGGCAACGGAAGCTGCTGAGGTTGCGGCAAAAGCTGAAATTGACCGAGTTGAGCGAGAGGCCGCCGCAGCCAAGCAGCAAGCCGAAGAGGCCGCACGAAAAGCACAGGCTGATAAAGAGGCCGCCGAGGTTGCGGCCAGAGCCGAACAGGAGCGCATTGCGCGTGAAGCACAGGCCGCCATCGACAAAGCCCACGCAGACGCACAGGCGGCCATCGAGGCAGAGCGCAAAAAAGCTTTAGAAGAACGCATTGCCGCCGAAAAGAAAGCCGCCGATGATGCTGCGGCCGAAGCCCTCCGCCAAGCCGACGAAGCGCACCGGGCGAAGGTGCTGGGGGAAATTCGGACTGATCTTGCGTATCATTTTGGGGGCGTTGCAAATCCAGAAAGCATTCTTGATGCAATTTTGGATGACAAAATCCGCCACGTTACAATCAACTTTTGAGGGAGAAAGTTATGACACTAATTTTTGAAAACTGCACCATAGACGGACAGCATGTTCCGTATCTTGAAATTGGAGGTAAAAACACCAAGGCCGATTACATTATAGAGCCAAGAAGCAGACCTGCTTATGTTGCCCAAGAGCCGGAAGCAAAGGCAACCTATGTTGACCTAGATGTCCAAGAACACTCACCAGCAAAGCGCGAAATTGACCAACGGTCTTTTATGTTTGGAATGTTGTATATGTGGGCCGGAATGTTCGGGCTTTTTCTCTTGGCGTGTTATTTAGGCACAATCTTCTTTCCAAACGCAACAATCACTTTTACCCCATAAGGAACAACCCCAATGACACAAGACGAATTAAAAACTATTCTGGCAGACCACAAGTTATGGTTTGATACAGACGGCGAAAAGGGTAAACGTGCCAATCTGCGCGGTGCCAATCTGTCCGATGCCGGTCTGCGCGATGCCAATCTGTCCGATGCCGGTCTGCGCGGTGCCAATCTGTCCGATGCCGATCTGGAGGGTGCCAATCTGCGCGGTGCCGATCTGTTTGATACAGCCGGAAACTTGGCGGAGATTAAAAGCCTACATATTGACACCTACGTTGCCACATACACGGCAGACCGCCTACAAATTGGGCGTCAAAACCACCCCATTGATGAATGGCGTCGCTTTGATGACGATGTTATTTCAGAGATGGGTAGCAGGGCTTTGGAATGGTGGAAAAAATACAAGAACATAATTCTTCAGATTATCGAATTATCGCCAGCCACACCAACAGGACATGAAGGAAGCACACAATGACCGACAATACCACCGCCGACCGCCTAAAATCCTTCATCGAGCGCATTGAGCGACTGGAAGAGGACAAGGCTGTTATCGTTAATGACATCAAAGACGTTTACGCCGAGGCCAAGGGTGAAGGCTACATCGTTAAAGTTATGCGCGAGATTATCAAACTGCGCAAACTGGACAAAGCCACCCGCCAAGAGCAAGAGCAATTGGTCGAGCTTTACAAGAACGCGCTGGGGATGGGGTGATGACGTGGGAAGGTTAGGCTATAGGATGTTAGGAAAACCGAGAGCAAGAAGAAAGCACGGCAATAAACAGCGCACGCCGGACGAAAAGATAAAAAATGAAAACCTTTATGTTAATAATCTAATTGCCAAAATCAGACACAAAAAAAGGGTTCTTTCTATCTTTCGGGGCAGACCAAACAAGGGAGATGGGGCCGACCGCTCTGTGTTTCTTTACAAGTGGTCAATGCCGGGCAGCCAGTGGATTCAAGGGCAGAAGTTTTGGGGCGAAAACCACCAAGAGCGGTGCGATGCTGCAATTGCTCAAATCAGGGCTGCTTGTAATGAAATTATTGATGCGGAAATAGCCGCAATGGACAACGAGGGGATGGAGTGATGAAAAATCTGAACAAAGAACATTTTGAGTTTTTACTTGGCCTTAAGGATGGTGCCGATATTTTTGGCTTCAAAGAGGCACGTCTTGGCCGGGAAATAAAAAAATATGCGCCCTCTTGGATATTGATTGGTGAGGCCATGGGTGAATATGACGGAGCCGAGCGGATTCCATATTATGGGGCGCTTGCAACTCGCCAAGGGTTGAGAGGGGCTAAAGAAGAATTAGAAAAACTGGCCGCAATGAACAACGAGGGGATGGGGTGATGAGAGAAGAAGACATCGCAAAATTTGACGCAATCGTCAGGCGATACATCGAAAAGCCCTGTGCAGAAGGGGCGGTAGAGGTCATGCAGACCATCTGGGACATGAAGCAAGCTTCAAACGCTGAGATGTGGAAAACAGCCGAAGAATATTATGAAATCCTGTATGAAAACAAGGATGCCAGCCCAGAACAGAAAGAGGCAGTTCAGCAACGGCTTGACGATCTTCTGGCCCCATACAGCAATGATATTGCCTATTATGCTTTCTTGAAGATCAAGAAACAGCAGATTTTAGACGAGGGGATGGGGTGATGACATGGGAAAGGTTTTTGATCGCGCTGCTGTCTGTATGCCTTATTGGCACCGCATATTTACGGCTTGGGGCTGGTGATAAGCCATCCGAGCCAAAAATCACCATCGCCACCGACCCGCCGACCGGGTGCGAGTATCTGATTTACGGCACAACAATGACCCCGCGACTATTGCCAAACGGCGATCAGGTTTGCGGGAAAGGAGAGGGGAAGTGATGAAAGAAAAACCAATATCATTCAACGCGCCGATGGTTCGTGCTGTGTTGGCAAACATCAAGAAAATGACGCGGCTGGTGATATTGCCGCGGCCCGTCATAGATTCTGGCTTTGAGGCAAATTATGACGAACCAGAATGGGTGTTAAATTGGAAAAAATACGAGGATGGTTTTACACCAGAAGAACTGGCCAAAAAATGCCCATACGGCAAACCGGGCGACCATCTTTGGGTGCGCGAAACTTGGGCAGTTGCGATAAATGTTGAAAATCAAGACAACTGGCCTGGCCGGCCACACATTCAAGTGGGCGACATGCCGTTTTCAAAAGCTGTAGTTTATGCAGCCGATGGTCACTTTCAATGGTGTGATGGTGATGGCTTTCTGATTGATAAAAGCCAATGGAAACCATCTATTCACATGCCCCGCTGGGCCAGCCGGATCACCCTACGGATCACCGACATTCGCGTTGAGCGGTTGCGCAACATTAGCGAGGCAGACGCTATCGCTGAGGGGATTGTTCAAGGCTCAGATGGATATTTTTACACCGGGGTTCCTGTTAAAACAGGAACAGAAACATTTGCAAGATATGTCACAGCCAGAAACGCGTTTAAGCATCTTTGGCAATCCATTTACGGCAACGACCCGGTCAAAAGCTGGGACGCCAATCCATGGGTCTGGGCTTTGTCTTTCGAGAGGGTGAAGTGATGAAATACACGTTGTTTATGAATGGCAGCACTGTTGTTGGTGAGGGCAACACACCCAAGGAATGCGTAAAATCGTTTATGGAGCAAGGCTTCCCTGGTAGTTGGCTAAGAAAAGAAGATGGAATCTGGGTTTATTTTGATCGAAGCAATTCGCTCTGGGAGCCAGGCCCTAAAAATTTGCCCTATAAATCTTTCTGGGGACTTTTACAATACTTGTGCCGAAATCATAGGCTTACGCTTGAAAGGACAAAATGATGAAAATACCAGTTGAAATAGAAAATTTTTGGCGAGAATGGGCACCAAAGATTCCTTTTATTCAGTTTCCCGCTGATTGGAAAGTGGCAATCATGCCTTCTTTTAATGGGGCTTTAATTCGATATTGCGTTAAAAAATCAGCCAGTAAATTAGTCTGCGTTTACCTTACGGTTGACGATAGTCTTGGCCCGCACTGGGGAGTGTTTTCTTACGATGAAGATGATGATTTTGATGGGGAGATTGAGAGATGCGCCATGGATAACATAAACGAATTGCTGCGACTGATTGACCAGGCTGGAAAAGAGGCCGCCTCGCCAAAATACGAAGGAGAGAAAGAATGAAACACATTGAAGAAATACACATAGCCGACTTTGCACCGTTCAAGGATTTTTCCGTCAAGTGCGGAGATGTCAATCTGATTGTCGGAGATAACGACAGCGGCAAGACCCGGTTGCTTGAGTGGCTGGAGACAGAACCACCAAATTATTATAACGCAGAAGCAGCGTGGTGGGTAAATTCAGAAGCCAATATCACCCACAATTGGGAGTATATTTTTGATTACACACCACATTGCAAAATACGCTTGGTTGACGAGATGGAGCGCAACGGGCTTCACTGGTCTAAATTTGAGGGCGCGTGGCAACACATTTTTGCCGAATGTGTTGAAAAAAACCTTCAAATCTTTGTCGCTACCCACAGCTGGGATTGCGTCACGGCATTTGCAAAAGTGGCGTGTGAGTATGAAGGGCGGCTTGAAGGGGTGTGTTTCCGACTGGGGCAAAGTGCTTTGGATCGTGATAATGGTAAGATCATTGCCAGAAGCTATGAAGCACAGCAGCTAGCTGCATTGACCAAGGAAGGCGTGGAGGTAAGGTAATGGATGAATTTGGCTGGGCCATTGTCTGGGCCTTAATCTTCGTGTTTGCACTCTTTGCCCTTGCTGCATTCTCACCAACTGGGGCTGAAAAGAAATTCAACACCTGCATTGCCGGGAAAGTTGACCCGGCGGTGTGCGCGGTATTATTGAAACCAGCTTGTGGAGGGGCAAAACCATGACTCGCATGACCCCAGAACAAGAGGCCGAACTGCGCCGCCTAATAACGGACGGGTTCCGCAGCAAGAGCAAGTTGAAGAACATCGAGGCGTTTCTTGACGGGCTTAAAACACCGGTTAAGTTTACAGACACATTGAGGGAGTTTTGAGCAATGACAACCCACGCGCCGCGCAGGAAGTTTGACACGATTTTGTCGGTGGTGGCTCAAAACACCGGCATTGACAAAACACTGATTGTTGAACGAAACCGGACAAAATGCGTTTCGGAAGCTAGGCACATTGCGTGCTGGATTGCCTACCGGAAAATAGGGTATTCTCTAACACGGATTGCCAAGGCGCTGTCAGGCCGCAATCACACCACGATCATGAGTAGCATTGCGCGAGTCGATCATTTACTCAGATGGGACGAGGACATCATCACAATGGTTAACAACTGCCTTAATGATCTTGAGAACAAACCATCGATAATGACCCCCACCGTAAAAGTCAAAATCTTAGACCCACGCGCCAAGATGCCGCAATACGCCACGGCTGGCAGTGCGGCTTTTGACCTGGCGGCTTTGGAGGGTGACTTGATACCGCCGGGGGAGCAACGTCTAATCAAGACCGGCTTGGCAATGGCAATTCCCGCCGGATACGCTGGCGAGATACAACCACGATCCGGCCTTGCGTTGAAGTATGGGATCACCATCACCAACAGCCCCGGCCTGATTGATAGTGATTATCGCGGCGAGATTGGCGTTATTCTATACAACAGCGGCATCCGTGACTTTATTGTTGAGCCTGACGACCGCATCGCCCAGATGAAAATCATCAAACTGCCAGAAGTTGTGCTTGAACAGGTCGATGAACTTGACGAAACAGAACGAACGGGCGGCTTTGGCTCGACGGGGGTGGCGTGATGATCCAATATCTAAAACACCTATCCCAGCGCAAGCAGTCACGGCTGCCAACGGTGCCGGAGTTTTTGCGTAATGGTGTGCAAAGAGGGGATATTCTGGTTTTGAATCGCTTTGGGCAAACAGAATTCACAGAGCGAGGCTTATACAAGAACCACCCAATTGAAACAACTGATTTTGGTAATTTTTCAGAAAGAGGCTGGTATCTTTTTTCTAGAAATGGATGCAAATTATCGACCCACATAATCCGCATTGAGCGAAATGGCAAGGTGGTTGCAAAGGGGCAGGAATACAATGACTGAAGTGCTACCAACAGTGAAAAAGTTTATTTGTGATGGGTTGTTACGGCGCGGAGATGTGCTTGTTATATCAGACGAGTATCGAGAGCATTTTTCTTACACAAGACTGGTGTGGCAAGGGCCAGAATACAGCGCTCATGATAATAATTTTGACAATATTCTTAATTCGCGGGGCGGGATGCCAGACAACCTTGATATAATCAAAATTGAGAGAAATGGAAAAGCTGTCGCGCTTGATATGCAACCATATCGTGGTCAGCTTCATGTGCCAGACTGGAGTGAGCGCGAACCAAAACCTAAGCGCCGAATGTTTTTTAACGTGGCCACTTGGTTTTAATTTGGCAGGAATACACTTAAAGCCCCAACTCCCGCCGATACAGCTCTAAATCCTCAGTAGCAATATCCGGCGGGTGTTTCATATCTCTCAAATACCGCTCCCACAGGTAAATAGCCTGTGCGGCTTTGGCAATTTCCCAGTCACTGGCCCGAAGCTCTGATTTGCCACTGGCGAGCGCATACAGCCGGTTCCTGCCGATGCCGATGTCAACAGATAATCTTTTTACGTTGGGGCTGGCCTCTAAAAGCCGTGCAAAAATGTTTGTCATGCCCCTAACATGAACAATATTGTTGAGTTTGTCAATATTCCTGTTGACCTAAACAAATTTGTTGTGTTTAATCAATTTACAGACAACGGGAGATTAACATGACTGACTTAACAGCATCATTCGAGATCGACATTTTGATTAACGAGCCCGTGGACACGTGCGATGACCCGGCAACATGGGTTTTGACAAATGATCCAGAAGCTAATTTTTGCAGCCTTGAACTGGTTTTTACGGGCTATCGTTATCAGGGCGAGCTGATGATTGATAACGTCACCATAAACGTCAAGACAGGCGTTTTGGATGTTGAAACCGTCCTGAAAAGAAGCGGCATTACCGAGGCAATGGTGTTTGCCAAGTTTGAGGGAGACGAACCTGAGACGATGGCAGATTTCCTGGTGCGCAAAAGCTTGAACGAATATTACTGGGGGCCACGGTGAGCAACAACCCATTTACCCCGGCTGAGGATCAGATCATCAAACAAAGCCGGGGCAATCTAACCAATCGGCAGATAGCGGAAAAGCTTGGGCGGTCTTTGGACTCTGTTAAAAAACGCATACGAATACTCAAGCTCAAAAAAGAGAAAAACAGCCCGGCTTTTCCTAAGGAGATGGTTGATAAGATCATAGCACTGCACGGCAACGGCATGACGTCAGACCAGATTGCCGCCATTGTCGGAAAATCACCGCAGGGGGTTCGTAATAAGTTGCGACTGCTGGGGCTTGGGCGGCAGAAGCTTGCTTCACGTCCACCGCAACCAAAGCCCAAGCCTATTTACAAGGGTAAAACAAAGCCTGTTTACAAAATCCCCGAGCCAAAGGGTGAGCGGTATATGCCGGATACCTTGGCTGCTGTTATGGCGCTTACCACTGAGCAATGCCGCTGGCCGGTGGGGCACCCGGGGAAAGCTGGTTTTCGGTTCTGCCGCAGGGATCGGGACGGTAAACTGCCTTACTGCGAGAAGCATTACAAAAGAGCTTACAGATTGCCACAGCCACCAGAGGGGGTTACGCCATGTCCATCGCCTTGACACTATCGGGTCTTCTTGATGACCTTGAGCGCATCGGGAAATTAGGCAGCGACACCATACCGATTGACCGTGGTGTGTTTGATGCCATATTTGAGCGCCTGAATGATGCCTTTATTGAGGCGGCCAATCAAGAGAAAATCCCGCTGGCTTTACAAGAGGCCATCGACATCAGTGAGGCCGGTGAGAACGTGATCGAGTTCCCACGGGCACGGTTTGTAACAGCAAAGGATAAATGAGATGGAATTTAGAGAATTTAACAAAATATCGCGCCTGTATCGGGATATTGTCATCACTGAAAAGCTGGATGGCACAAATGCCTGTGTTGCCATTGGTGAGAACGGTGAGTTTTTCACGCAATCGCGCAATCGGATGATAACGCCAGAGGATGACAACTACGGCTTTTCACGATGGGCGCACGACAACAAAGATGAGCTGATCGAGAAACTGGGGCCGGGCCATCACTATGGCGAATGGTGGGGCAATGGTATTCAGCGCCGGTATGGCCTGACAGAAAAGAGATGGTCGTTGTTTAACGTGGGCCGCTGGGCTGATGATCGGCCATCGTGTTGCCATGTTGTGCCGGTGCTTTACAGTGGTGTTTTTGAGGATGGTAAAATCAATCACGCCATACAGCAATTGATTGGCAAGGGCAGCATTGCCGCGCCCGGTTTTATGAAGCCAGAGGGCATTGTGATTTACCACACCCATTCACGCCAGCTTTTCAAGGTAACACTTGATGGGGATGGTCATAAGGGAAACAACACATGATTAACCTAAAAACCCTATTCCGCCGCAAGCCGTTGCCATTGGTGCCGGACTTTCTGCGTGATGGCATTGCTGTTGGCGACACGCTGGTCACAAACCATGGACGGCATGTTAACTTTGCAGGAATTGATGGCGCAGACAATGACCGCCCTATCATGACCACAGATTACTGGAACTTTACCTTAAACGGCTGGGGGCGGCTGGATGAACAAGGCGATCTACGCGCCCTTCACATCGTCAAGATTCTGCGCGGCAAGAAAGTCGTGGCACAGGGGCAGCGATACTACACAGGGGGAAGCCAATGAAATACGCATTCTGGGCACAAACGGCTTGCTGCAACCCCGGCAATATCGACTATGTGCACAATTTCCTGAAAGACTGGGAGCAGCCGACCTTATGGCTGTCATTCAGCAAGTTGTGGCAAGACAAAGACGCGATAAAGCGCCTAGCACCACTGCGCCGCGACGGCATCAGGATCGAGGCACTGGTTGGGGATAAATCATGGGTTATCAGTCCAAAGACCGCGCAAGCACAATCCCTTAAAACCTATGTCGAGTGGGGCCATGAACATTTTGACGGAATCCATTTTGATGTTGAGCCTTGGGCAACAACAACATGGCGGATCGGCGGATACATCGAAAAGCAAGCAATGATTAGAAACTACATTGCTTTGCTGGGATCACTGCATGCTCAGGCCATCGACAAGCCTGTCACCCTGTCCATGGTGCCCCAGATGGCAAAGATCGGGCTTGCAGGGGTCGAGGCATCGTCCATACTAGCCGCGATGGCCAATTCTTTAGCACTGATGATTTACAACACCAAACCCCATATTTGCCGAAACCAGACGGCCAATATTGAGACCACAAAATACGTGCCGTTCTGGTCTGGGTTTTCAGTGGATGCACAGAAAGAGCCGGGCCAAAGCTATGCAGGGCAAACAAAGGCCAACATTATTGCTGCGCTAGAACGCCACAAAAATGAGGTAGTTGACCAGTTCCCGCTATGCCAAGGAATTGCTATCAATGACCTTGGTGCGCTGATGGAGATATGGACAAAACGATGAACGGCTATGAGCGCCAAGATCACAACGCCCCAGCAACGCCATGGCGTGATGCGCTGGCAATTTTGGTCGGGGTGCTGATAGCAATATTATGGAAAATGGCATCATGACACCCGAACAGCGCAAACAGGTCATTGAGTTGTCACAGGACGCCACAATGAAAACGACAGCCATTGCCAAGATTGTTGGCGTTACCAAAAACGCGGTGTGCGGTGTCAGGAAACGTGCCATGGATGCGGGGCTATTGGAAAAGCGCCCATCCATGCAAGTGTTGCATCGTAGGACTGCCGCCGTAAGGCCGCGCAGGAATGACAGGCGCACACCGGCAGAACGGGCCATCATGGCGCTGGATGTTGAGAAATGTTGCTGGCCAATCGGCGACCCCAAGATTGCCGGGTTTCATTTTTGCAATGAGGCGGCTATGCACAGAAGAAGAAAGCCTCGCTGGTGTGATAAGCACATCGAGGCGGGTTATTACAAAACACAACAGAGGAAAGGATAGGGTGATGACAACGACTGAATTTATACCGGGGGTTTTTTACCCCAATGAGATGATATCCTTGTTGCCACCGGGTTCATCCATAGCATGTGCCGACATCACAACCAAGGGCAAGCGACCTGAGCAAACAACCCACTTCACCGTCACTGAGAAAATTGTGACTGAGCCACCAAAGCCAAAACTGCCGACTGTGCCGGAGTTTCTTAAAGCCATGGCAATGATCCCAGAGGATATTTTTGTTAGCAACAGCGGGTACAGGCATCGCTTTAGTAAAATTTGTGCCAATGTTTCCTACCCGATCAGAACGGGGGACAGGAGTTGGACTAGGGAAGGATGGTATTTTGAACCAAATGAAGGAGACAAGGATTGCCCACACATCATCCGCATCGAGCGCAACGGCGTGACGGTGGCGGAAGGGCAGGTTTATGATGAGTGAGCCATTAAAAATTGAGTTTGAATGTTTCCCTGTGGGCGACAAACTACCGTCCGGCCCATTGTGGCTTTATTTTCCCCACAGAAAAAATGACAAATGGCAACTATGCGATAAATGGAAAAACGCACTTGGGAAAACAGGGCACGGAGAATTCCAGTTAATGGATGGGTTGGGTAGGTGGATTGTAACCACAAGACGACCAACACACTACGCTTATGCAATGCCAAACCCAGAGGGAGAGAAAAATGATTAACCCATTCAAAAAGAAGCCCAGGGCTTTTATCAACATCGACATCGAAAACGGGCGCATGGAGACGCGCTTTAACATCAACACCCCGCTTGCAGATGCGGAAGATGTTGGGCTTTGCCTAGGGGCAGCCACAAGCCAAGACCATCCCGCTGCTCGCGCATTCCTGCGCGGCCTTGTGGATGGCTGGGGGCAGCGTTACGGCGAGCCTAGCTATACTGACGCATTTGTTCCATTTATGTGAGGTGTTTGAAAAATGATTCTTCCAAACAAATACCTTCGTGAACATGAAGCACTTATCGGCGTCGGTTCGTTGTTATTAAAACACCTGTCCGTAGAAAAAACCTTATCTGGTCTATGGGATGAGGTGAAATCCGCTTCGAATGTTGGAAACTTTGAAAGATTTGTGCTGGGCTTAGACTTACTGTTTCTGCTGGGACTCGTTGAAACTAGAAGCGATAAAATAGTGAGGGCAGCAGCATGATTTACCGCATATATGCAAGTGACCCTAGGTTCAAAGCCGTTGAATTTCAGAGCGGTTTAAACATTATATTGGCTGATAAAAAAAGCGAGTCTGATAAGAAAGATTCAAGAAATGGGCTGGGAAAGACTAGTCTAATTAATATCATCCATTTTTGCTTAGGGGCAGATTCAAATAAAAAAATCCTGCCTTTAGAAACAATAAAAAATTGGATCTTTTATATTGAATTGGATCTCTTTGGTGAACGCATTACCGCAGCAAGAAGCATTGGAAATCATGGGATTATTAAAGTTCAAGGAAACTTAACCAAGCTACCATTCGCACCAGAAAAAGACCAAGAGGATGGGTTTGAATTTTATAAAGCTGTAGACTGGAAAAAATTACTAGGAATCTGCCTCTTTGGACTTTCAAGCATTAGCCGTACAAAATACGCTCCTTCCTTTAGAAATTTGATTTCTTATTTTGTAAGAAGTGGCGTTGATGCTTACAGTACGCCCTTTAGCTACTTTAGAGGGCAGCCCGCTTGGAACTCACAGGTGCATAATGCATTTCTTCTAGGATTAAATTGGGATCATGCCGCTGATGTACAGGAAATAAAAGATAAAAATAAGGCCGTAATCTCTCTTAATGCAGCGGTGAAAACCGGGATAGTATCCTCCAAAGGCGAACTTGAAGCAGAACGCGTAAGATTGCAGATAGAATTTGATAAAGAAAAATCCGCTCTTTCTGAATTTAAAGTGCACCCCCAATATCAGCAAATCCAAGAGCAGGCAAACACGCTAACTCGTAATATTCACGATGCATCCAATAAAAATCTTATGCTGCGTAGGAAGCTAGAACGTTATCAGGATTCTGTTCACTCCGAGCAAGCTCCAGATTCCTCTGCCGTTGAGATTCTTTATCAGGAAGCAGGACTGACCTTTGGTGATACGGTTAAAAAAACGCTCGCAGAAGCCAAGAAATTTCATAATGAAATAGTGCAAAATAGGAGGCATTTTTTGCAAGCTGAGATCGAAGAGCTTAAGAACCAAATCTCAGAGAATGATCGGATTGTAAAATCGGAAACTACAAAGCGGGCAGAGTTGATGTCTGTGCTTAGTACGCATGGAGCATTAGAGGAATTCATGGTGCTTCAGGAGCGTCTTTTGGAGAAAAAAGCAAAGCTCGAAGAAATACGTCAACGGATTTCAGATATCCAAGAGATGTCCACACGGAAGAAGGAAATTAAGGCTGAAAAAATTGAATTAGAAACCAAGCTCCAGAGAGATTATGAACAATCACGAACCGAATGGGAAAAGGCTGTTGCTGGCTTCAATGAAAATTCACAAGCTCTTTATAACGAGTCTGGCAACCTAATAATTAACGTATCGGACAACGGCTATAGTTTTGATGTTGAGATACCCCGCAGTAGTAGCGAAGGCGTCGGTAAAATGAAAATCTTTTGCTATGACCTCATGTTAGTTAATTTGTTTGCAAAACGCGGTCTGATTAATTTTTTAGTACATGATAGTACCATCTTTGATGGGGTAGACTCTAGACAAACCGCACAGGCTTTAGAGCATGCACATCGGAAAGCATGTGAAAGTGGTTTCCAATATATTTGTGCCTTTAACTCAGACGCACTTCCTAGGGATGATTTCAGTGGCGAGTTCGATGTTAATAGATTTATTCGTTTAACACTTAAAGACCAAGACCCAAAAGACAGCCTTATGGGATTTAGGTTCAATGAGTAAAAGGGAAAATGTGACCAATTTTAATGAAGACGTAGTTGAACAAGCTGCATTGGAATGGCTTCAGGAGCTAGACTATAGCTACAGCCACGGCAGCACCTTGCCGCGTATCAATCCGCTTACGGGCGCAGAGGATTATTCGCAAGTTGTGCTTGAGGATGAGCTGCGCTCGGCTCTTGCGCGGATTAACCCAAAAATACCGAGCGAAGCCATTGATGACGCGTTCCGTAAAGCAACACGATCTGCCGCACCTGAGATGATCGAAGATAACCGTCTATTCCATCGTTTGTTGGTGGATGGGGTAGATGTAGAATATACACGTCCTGATGGAAGCATTGCGGGTGACAAAGTGTGGCTGGTGGATTTTGATAATCCAAAATCAAACAGCTTTATGGCTGTAAACCAGTTCACCATCATAGAAAACAAGCACAACCGTCGCCCAGCCATCACGCCACGGCCCGGCCACATGCGGCAGCCAGCGGGTCAGTTTTTCCGTGTGATCGAACTGCTGGCCATATACTTGCTTGTGCATCCGCTGATGTGCGCCATGGCCGAATATGCACGACAGCCAGCCGGAGACGATGAATAGAGGCCAGAACGGGAACCCGGCAGCGCCAATGGTCAAGCCCCAGGCAACGCCAAACAGGATGCGATTAAACTGCGTGCTGATGCCCCAGTCATGTCCCCGCGCTCTATTGACCAGTGCGCCGAAGATGGCTGCCCAGATGATAGTGATAGTGGTCATTTCACAATCTCCCCCACTGCTTTTAGGTTTGCACATGTCTGCCCGTAGGCATCACCAAGGTCAACGATAAACCGCGCTGCGTCACTGGACGTGGCAACATCACCAACAGGCACAGGCGCACAGGTCAGCAACGCTGGCGGCACTTCTTGGCGCAGATAGATCGTCTCAGTGACCGGCTTGCAGTCCGTCGCGCACGCCGACAATAGCGTCACGCACAACAGGGGCAACAGGGCTTTGATCGTTGGTTTCATTGATTGCTTTCCTTGTTTTGGCAAGGGCCGCTGCCCTGCGCTGGTTTTCTGCCGTTGTGGCTGCCAGCGCGGCGGTGATGCGTTCCCGGTCGCGCTTGAGGCTTTCAATAGTGGCGAGGTTCTGCATGTTGGCTTCGGTTGCAGCTTTGGCAACGCTGTGTGCTACGGCGAGCTGGTTGCTTAGGGTGTCAATGCGCCAAAAGCAATACACAGCCGGAATGACCGCAATCAGGAACACCACACCGGCAGCAATGAATTTTGTCGGCAGGACTGGAAACATACTTGACCTCTCAAAACTTTTGAGCCATGATAGCACAATCATGTCTCCCCATGATACATTGTTTTCCTCCCTTGTTTGTGCCTATGAGAAAACCCGGTTCCCTCGCCGGGTTTTTTCTTTTTTATTCCTGAACAAATCTGTTGACGTGGCGACCTGGGTGTGGTTAGCTGTGTTTGTCGCCACATGGCGCTTTTATCGAACCATCCGATTACACAGGAATGAAAAATGTCTGACATTGAAAACACCATAGACACCGACAACGACACAGTAGCCGCCGAAACCGTTGAGGGCGGCGCGGATACAGTCGAGGTTGGCAACGACACCACAGACTAAGGAACAAGTTAGGGCGCGCACAATCTCCTTTCGTTAGCCTGTGGCCGGGCTATCGTCAATCAAAAGCGTCTCTCGTGGCCGAAGAAGCCGTGACTCGTGTGCGCCCTCCTAGACAATAGGGCAGAGTCATTAAGAGCGCAGGCCAGTTTTACGCCGAAGTAGCTCAACTGGTAGAGATGTCTTTGTAAGACATGGTTCCGGGTTCGAGTCCCGGCTTCGGCACTTTTCAAGGGTAGCTCAGTGGCAGAGCTGTCGGCTCATAACCGATCGGTCGCCGGTTCAATCCCGGCCCCTTGAACCACTTTTAAAAAACGGAGGATGAAATGTTTTTTCCACTTTTACAGGTTCTGTTTATTGCCCTGAAACTAACGGGCGTCATCGCATGGTCGTGGTGGCTGGTGTTGCTTCCCGCTATTATAGGCATCTTAATTCATATTATCGTTGCTGTCTTGATCGCATGTGGGGTTTGCACGGTAAAAGAGGATGTTGAAATTTATAAAAAAGAGTGGATACGCCACAATTTGCGCGGCGGCAGGCGGTAAGGCTTCGGCACTTTTTAACAATGGGGAGGAAAACAAAATGATCGACAAACTCATGCCAGCGATGCTGGTGCTATTGGTCGGGCTGGCGATTATTAACACTGGCTGGGACTTGTATAACAAGGCCCACCCGAAGGGTTACGAGCCTATTGCTGTGACAGACAAAGCCACCGGCTGCCAGTACATCTATGGGGGCGGCTTCGGGATCGTGCCGCGCGTTAATGGCGTGGGCGACCACATTTGTGATGAGGATCAGGAATGACAGAGTTGCTACAGGGCATGCCGAGGCCCGGCGAAGCGTGGCAGCACAAAGAGGGTGGCATCTATATTGTCAGAGATGTTGGCGTTTGGAACCTGTGGTCGTCAAGGCCGATTACATGTGTTTTTTATTCACACCTTGACCAATCGCCAGAAATTTACATCCGCGACCTCCCGCAGTTCATGAAAAACTTTACGAGGGTAGATCAATGAGAACAGACACACCCACCCTAATCAAAGCCATGCGCATTCTGGCGCAAGACATCCAGTCTGGTGACGGCGTTGCCAATGCGGCCATCGCAGAAGCGGCGGATCGGCTGGAGGAGATGGAGCGTTACATTTTCTTAAATGAAACTTTTACCTACCACAAAGTCGATGATGATATACCAACAGACGGCCAATATTTGATGTTCTGGCCTGAGTATGGCTGGTGTCGCGCCCTTTACGATCATGTCTTGTTTTCCGGTCAGGGATTTTGGCGGATTGAAGCTTACAAAAATGGTGGCCCAATAGACGAAATTGAATACCGGTGGTTTCTTGAAAACCCACCCACTCACTGGGCCGAAATGCCAAAAGACCCGGTTTAAGTAGGGGATGATGAGTGAGAAAAAAAAGCCTTTACGCAAATGGCGCTGTCGCGCGACGTCCAACACGCAAACGCTAGACTTGTCATTTGAGAAGATTGTTTCCGACCCTGGGTATAGGATTGAGGAGAGGTATAATGAATATATCATCACTAACCAAAGCGCAGCAAATTGAATTGGGTAAAATTTATTGCGGCAGTGAAGGTGCGTATGCGAACCCGCAGACGTTAAAAGCACTGGTTAATAAGGGCTTAATAGAGCGCAAAATAGGGATGATTTTCAAAACACAAACGTATTATGTCCCGCTTTCTGTTCACTACATGGTGACGCAATGGGCCGCCGAGGGGCTACTTGATGGAGACAGCAATGACTGACGATGATTACAAACCCACATCATTTGGCGCTCTCCTTGTTGCAACAGAATTGACGCGGCGAGGCCATGATCCTGAAACAATCATGGAAAAAGCCCAGGAAATTTGCGAGCGCAACAACCGAGAAGCTGAGGAGCAAGAGGCTAGGGAGCAAGCGGAACGGAACATTCTTGATACGGTCATGCGGCAATGGCAAGGAATTGAATTTGCTAGGTTTCGGTATTTGAAAGAAAGCACTTCTGATGATGGTAATGTTTGTATTTATTTAACCGCCGCAGAACTCCGCGCCGCATTTGGCCGGGATAACCCGCTGATTGCAGCGTTTGAGAAAAGGAAGGAGTGAAAATGATGTTCACCGATGATGAAATGGAAATGATTTTAACGGTAGTTAGCGAGCAAAAAAGATTTATAGATAAAGTTTTGCATCATGTCCCAGGGCTATTGTCACGGTCGGATCGTGATGATCTAAACGAGCTTCATATTCTTATAAATAACGCAATAACCCGCTGGAACGCAGCAAAACCCTCTTACCGTGTGGAGCGTGAACAATGACATCAGATTTTGCCGAGGACGCCGCTCTTTATCAATTCGGCCCACGCGATGGCGTGTCATATAAACTCAATCTAGACACGGGCAGAATTATCAGGTGTTATTACAAGAACGGCCTGCCAATTACAGAGGCTGAATTCAAGTCAGAACAGGCAAAACAGGAGCGAACAATGACCGATGACACAGAGCGCAAGCCGGTCTTATTTGAATGGTCAGTGCAACAAGACCCGTCTAGCTGGGAGCCAGAACAGCCGGTGATCCACACCCTGCCGCACATAAAAAGGCGAACGGGCTGGCATATCAGCACCAAAGCAACCAGATCGCACAAGACGATTCAATTAGCAAATGAACTGCTGGCCGAGGTCAGCGCACTGCAAAGCCAAAACGCCCTGTTGCTCGATACATTAAAGAATCTGGTCGCATGTCAGGATTTGTTGGCAACGCAGCGCGGGCTGGTAGATTTGGACAAGTGGATACCCGCGTGGAAAGCCGCCGAATCCGTAATTAAAAGCTGCGAGGGTAAAAAATGAGTGATGACAAGAAATCACCAATAGATCAGGGCATGGCACCCTTGGCGTCGCCCCGATCCGGCCGGATCAACTCACACCATGACTTTTTCTCTTTGCAGGGCCTCATAGGGGAGACCGTAACCATCCCAAAGGTTTCTATGATTGAGATAGATAAACGGCTGGGCGTGCTGTTATATCAGAACGCCATGTTGCTTGAGGCGTTGAAGGGGCTTTATGATAATTGGTATGATGATAATGAGCCTTTATCAGAATGGGGTAAAAGAGCCAAACGCGCAATCGAAATGTGTGGGGGCAGCGAGATTGACACCCTACCCACCCCCTGATAAAATCATTGCACGCGACGGGTTCCGTTTCGGTCAAGGCCGTCTCCACCCGTTGTATCTCCCCTATCGCTTTGGCGACAGGGCGCACCGGTTAAAATCCGGTTGCTAAAAAGGCTTCGTCATTAACTTGGCGAGGCCTTTTTGTTGTGCTGGCATTGCCGACCCTATGCGATTATGTAAACCATACTTTAACTAAAACCACCATTTAGTTAAACTAGGCCGCTTTTTGGTTCACAAATGGCAATGGTCTCCCTGCCTGTTGCCATGCCATGAGCAAGCCAACGATCCCAGCCAGCACAATGATTCCGCCAATGACCATCTGAATCTTGTCACCAGAGGACAGCGCTTGTTGCTGGGTTTGCAGGGAGTCGATGACCTTTGTAACAGGATCGGCCAAGGTTGCAAGCCCTGTTGCTGTGCTGGCCCCGGCTGCTGTGACCTGTTCGGGTTTGACGGGTGGAACGGGAACGACATAATTGCTGGAGACGAATTTGCCAGTGGCTTGGCCAGTTGTCCAGAGGTCGGCTTCGACCTTACGGCGGTTCACAAGGCCGTCAACAATTTCTTTCCGCTTTGTTTTTGGGTTATAACCCTTATTCCACCTTGCCAATTCGCCCGGCACAGCATCAAGATCACCGTTATTCAGCTTTTTCAGCAACGTGCTTTTCTGGAACGCCCCAGCTCCGACATTGAACACAAACGACACCAAGGCGTCATATTGGTTTTGCGTCATGGCTTCGATGATATGCGGCTTGACGTATCGCTCAATTGCCCGTGTGACGACGGATATATCATCGTCAAGCAATCTTTCGGCCTGTGGCTTCGTGATAACGTCACCCTCTTTAACATCGCCTGTATGGCCGTATCCGATTGTCCAGATGCCTACTGGGTCGAGATAAGCAACCAGCTTTAACGCCTCCCACTGCTTGATTTTAGCGCGACCGTTGGGGGATAGGGTTTTCATGTTCTCACATCCCATGGACAATACGGCTTAACACGGCACCGGCGACACCGCCTATAATACCAATCAGCCATTTGGCAACGCTTTCTGCGCCCTGCCGCTTGGCCTCAAGCATCTTTATCTCATTGATATTGACAGTCAAGGTGTCAACCTTTGACTCAAGAGACACAACAGTTTTTTGCAAAGATTCGATCGATGCCGACATCCTGCCCATTTCGTTGTCATTCGGTGCCATGTTCATATCCATTATACCACGGGTTGCGTTTGTGTGCGATCAATATTCAATCAGGCTTTCGAGCTCCCAGCGGTCACTAAAGCTTGTGCCACTATAACGAAATGTTGCCATTGCGCCATTTGCACCAATAGTTTTGTTGGCAGAGCCAGCCAGCCATATTGGCCTATTTGTTGCGGTGGGGGCTGGGCTAGATGTTTGATTGTGGTTAATAGTTGCAGAGCCAATAAAACGCACAACAATGCGAGTGCCAGCTTGGCAGTTTGTGTTTGCAATCAGCCGCATATCAGCCGAAGTGTTGACAAAAATTTGGTTCCCGTTAATTGGCGTTGGTGTCAACAGATAACCGCCGCCAGCGGCCACAGTGCTTGCTGTTGTGTGCTGCTTCTCTTGGATCATGGCTGACAACACCACAGCCTGGGACGCCCGATCCAGTGACATTAGCGTTGTTGAAGTGGCACCAGTATCATCGTAAACTTGAAAATCAAGGTTATTTGTCGTGCTGTTCGTCCGCATCCGCCAGCGCCGCACTTTGTTTTGTGGAGTAATATCGCTCGTGCCAACAATCCCGCTGGTAGGATCAACTAAGATGCGGCCACCATTCACAGCAAAGTCTGCGGATGTCACCGTCACAAGCGTTTTGTTTGAGCCGTAAATGATACCAAGGCGCGTTTGCATATCGCCCTTGCGGTCAGCGACCTCAAAGCTGATGTGCTGGTGCTGGTTTTCAGACGACACGTTATTGGGCATGAAATGTGCCAGTATCCACGCCCACTGGAACCGTGCATTTGTGCCAACGGTTCTGCCGACCTCATACCAATAGTTGTTCCCGCCGTCCGCGTCCGTGTTGTTTGTAAGGTAAATAACATCACCCGCAGATGCGGCCCAGCTTGTCTTGTCCTTGAGATAAATTCTGTTGTTCGTGCTGGTGCTGCTGCCTGTGTTGTGGGCGACAGTAATGGCGCTGCCGAACTTCAAAGCAATAACATCGCCTGCCGTCCAGCTTGTGTTGACGATCATATTAAGCGTGGTGCTGCCTGTAATCGGAAACACGCGGTTGCTTGACACGGGCAGTGTCAACAGCGCACCAGACGCAACCGGGCTGGCCTCGTTGGTAAGCCCCAGCGCCGCCCCTGCTGTGCCACCAGTGGCTTTGATACTGGAAACAACGCCTTGGATTGGGCTTGCGATGATTAAGCCGTCAAACTCATCAAAGTTAAGAGTATCCTTAAAGCATTGAGCCTGGCTATCTTGCATCCCTACGGTGCTGCTAAGAGTGACGCCAGAAATTGTGTCCGCATCAAGAGGATTTAGCGCGGCGGTTAGAGCACGGGCAAGCTCTGCCTGCGTTGTTGTAGCAAGAGCGGCAAACCACCCGCCAGAGCGCGTCAATGTCCTAGCTGTGCCGCCGTTAATTGCAACCGTCAAAACCGTTGTGGATGTGAATTCGATGTCATAGGACACACCATCAACACTAATAATAATGTCAGTCCCGGCGGTAATGTTGAAAGTGCCGGTTGTTGTAGATGGCAAAGTTGGCACGATTATTGCAGTGCTTCCTTCGCCATACCATTTGACACCGCCTTTTGCCCGGCCGCCCAATGAAATCAACCGTAAAAGGTCGCCGTACGGTGCGCCGCCATTTGCTTGCTGATAGGTCGCAATCTCAATACGGCGCGTGGTGTCGCCATCGGAACCGTCAACATTGCCGGATTGTGTTGGATTAAGAATGATACTGTTTCCGGGATACAGCGCCCCGCGTACGAGATTCCAAAAAGACATAACAGTTTCTCCTTATGCCACAAATTCAGTGATTGAAATTACAGAATCTGGCGATCCAGTATGCAACAAGGCAGATATTTTATGGCCGCGCCCAACCGTGAAATAGTATGAAATCCCAGGGGCCAGCAAAGTGCAGGCTGTTGGGTCAATTGTCGCTGTCGGTGCGGCACCAGATTTCACCCATGTTGCTGATTCGCATGTAATCAACACGGCAGTTTGCGTCCCTTGCCCGGCATCACCAAGGGCAACAGTTTTTTGCTCGACACCAACCGCAAGGTTCATCCCCCTTGCAGCCCCTGCTGAAAGATTAAACGCATCGAACGGGACGCCGGTGCTATCGCGTGCAACTGTACTCATTTTATAACGCCTTTCTTGTTGTAGTCATTCCACTCTTTGTTGAAACCATCAAAGATAGCCTTTTGTTCAGCGTCGTTCTTTTCAAGACGCTTTGCATATTCTGCCCGGTTGATCCGCTTCTCGGCATAATCGACTTCTATTTCTGCGCGGTCAGATTTAGCCCGTTTCAGATCACGGCGGCTCTCTTTAAGCGTGGCCGACATATCGTCCATGCGGCCATCTTTTTCATAAAGGGCATTCAATTCACGATTGCGCCCGGCATCTTCGTATTGCTTGGCGTATTCAGCAAAAGCATCAATCTTTGCCGCACGATCATAAAAGGCGCGTGCTGGATACCATGCCATGTCATTGCCCAGAAACTGCCCGACAAGAGGCAGGGATGATGGTTTGTTCTCACGCACTGGATCGGCAATGCCTTGAGCATAATCAACCAGCCCCTTGAAAAAGCGCCCTGTGCCGCCGGTTGCGTAACCAAAGAGATAGTCAAGCGTGGCTGGCGACACATCAACCAGCCCTTTTTCAACGTCACTGCCGCCAGTCATACTGTTCAGCGACTGGGCAATGCCTTTTGAAATCTCGGACGTGTTGGCATAATATTTTTGGCTGTCAGGCCGGTAATCGTATTTCCCATGCTCCGGCACAATCGGTTTGCCCGTCCAGTCCTGGTTCAGGCGCAATTCAACGCCAGGATCAAGAATTGTCGGGGCAACAAGCGTCCACCAGCTTTGTGCTCCGCCAAGCGGGTTTATGCTGTCAATGACATTCATTGCCATACGCCCAGCCGCTTCGCTTGGTGTCTCCACTTGCAGCGCGGCTTCGGCGATATGTCGGCCCAAATTCCAGAACATGCTGAAAAATGATGGCAGGGTGACAGGCCGGATATACGGCATTTCCTTGGTAGCCAAGCCTTCGGGCAAGACAAAAACCAATTTGCGGGATTTATCAGATTCCGATATTTTGCTGTAAACACTTTGGCCGTCTTCGTCATCTGGCGAGATCAGGGCATTAACAAGCGCCATCATGGCCCCAGCCACAACAAGGCCGCCAGAAATGACCTGAACATTTTTATGTGTCAGGGCCTTCAAGGCTTCGGTTGTGCCCTGCACCGCCGCGCCAGAGAAGGCATAGAGCGCATTCATTGTTGGCGACAGTTTACCGCGCAGATTAAAATCTGTCGTGACACGCCGGGCCGCATTGGCCGCCCTCTCTTTTGTGTAGCCGCGCTGACGCAGATTCTTATAAACAGCCAAGCGCAACCCGACCTCAATCCCGCTATTAACCTCATCAATCATGCGCAGGGTTGTGTCAAAAACCTTCTTTGGGGTTATGCCCGACTTCATATTTTTGAGATCGCGCTCAAGATTGGCCGCAAGATCGGCGACAGCTTTCAATTCAATGATAGCCGTCCTTGACCCTGCCGCGCCAAACTCATCCGCCCACTGGCCCCATTCGCCAGTAAATTCACCCTTGGCAGCGCGATAGGCGGCCTTCACAGAGCGGCCATAATCGCGCATGACATCCTTAACCAGCCCTTCTTCTTCAAACTTGGTCAGGGTAATTGCTGCAAAACCAAGATCGCGCTGCAAATTGGTCAGGGTGAAGTTTGGTGAAAACCGGGTGTTGATTGCCTTGAACACATTCGTAAACACGCGCATGACGCGGACAAAAGCATTCATCTGGTTTGCGTCAAGGTTTCTAAACGCACTGCCCAATTCAGCGCCAATCTTGTTTTCTTTCTTGAAATTCAACCGCCACTCTGCGCCCTCAAATTTTGCCGACAGGGTATAATCACGATCCTGAATTGCCTTGGCTGGGCGCATTGTGACGATGCCATTTGACACCACTGGGCGCATCTCGACCTTTTCCAACGTCCAGATATTTTCATCAGGAAACGCGGTTGCAAATTCGATCAATGCCTGCGAAACAGCATTCTTTTCAGCGCGAACAATGGTCTGTTCTGCCTGGCTGATTGCGTAGGCAAGGATCGTCTGCGCCTTGCTGGATCGCCCCAAGCGCCGCTTGCTCTCATCGCCCTTGATAGAGAACCCGGAACCAATGCGCGGCAGATCGGGATCATCGCCCAACAATTCCTGATTGCCCCGCAACGGCACATAATGCGGGGTGTTTTCGCGGTATGCCTTGGCCGTATCGGCTGTTATCAGGCCGGACTCAACCGCCAGGTCAAGGGCGTTGTTGTTCATGTCCCAGACAAGCTGCGCGATCGCTTCAAAATCAGCCGTCTTGCCGGATTGTTCAACGGCCTCAAGCACCCGCGCCGCCTCGGCGTTGGTCATGCCAGAGCCTTCGTCTTCATTGAATGCCGGGTTAATCTTGGCAACGGCAGCGTTTACTTCTGGCGCGACCTTGGCATAGAGATATTCCTCAAACTCAGCCAGATCAATATCACGCGCCACCAGCCCTTGCAGAATCGGATCAACCGAATTGCGTTTCAGCTTCTCAATACGATCCGCTGCCTTTGCCGCCCATGTCCGGCGCAGAAAATCAACATTGGCTTCGTCCG